AAGAAATATACCTTCTGATGACTATCAATCAGGTGGCATGATAGGTCAATCCGATATGACTGCAAAGAAGGTAACTGCACCTAAAGCTAAGAGAAAGATACCACAATACTACAAGGGTGGTGGCAGTATCAAAGCTGGTAAGAAGTATGCCTACGGTGGTCGAGTAGCTAAATACAAGGGGTAAGTTTTAAATGGCGAACTATCTCCAACTAACTAACAGAGTACTCAACGAACTTAACGAAGTAGAGCTAACATCTAGTAACTTCGGCTCCTCTAGGGGTGTACAGACTATGGTGAAGAACGTAGTTAATAAATCTATTCACGATATCTATAACGCTGAAGTGGAGTGGTCTTATCTATATAAGAGTAAGACACAACAACTTACAGCAGGGAAGAGACTCTATGCGTATCCTACTGATGCTAGAAAGATTAATTTTAATTCTTTTATGCTTACACCTGTTGATCTTATTACTAATGGGGGCTTTACAAATAACCTCAGTGACTGGACTACAGTCTCAGGTAGTCCATTCCATACAAAAGCTAGTGGTGATGGTGCAGCGAGACTAAATGCAGCGGAGATTACACAGGCTATCAGTACTGTAGTGAACAAGGAGTACGTAGTACGCACGAGAACATTCGGTGGTGACATTTCCTTACAAATAGGTACGTCATCAGGTGGAGCAGAAATCTCCGATACTACCTTATCAATTACTAATCTAGGAGATGGTGAATATAATATAACTAAGTTCACAGCTACGGCAGCGACAACGTACATAAGCTTCTATAACTCAGCGTCAGCTAACTACGATGTCGAGGTAGTAGAGGTAACTGAGAACTTCCAGCCACAACGTCTAGTCTACTTATCCTTCAATGAGTGGTTAGACTCACATAGTGAATCTGATCTTAGCACGACAATAGCCAGCCAGTTCTCTCTTCCTAGATACGTCTATCGAACACAAGATAATGCTTACTTCGGCTTCAGTCCTATTCCTGATAAAAGTTCCTATGCTATTACTTTCGACTACTACAAGACACATACTGATCTATCAGGATATAACGATCTACCGACACTTCCTACTCGCTTCCACGACATAGTAGTTAATAGAGCTAAGTACTACGCCTATATGATGAGAGCTAATATGGCAGGAGCGCAGTTAGCAGAGAAGGATTACTTAGAAGGTGTGAAGCGTATGCGTGTCGAGCTACTTAACCATCAGAACTACTTCTATCCTTCAGGTCTATCAGGTAATACGAATAGTACAATAGGAGTCAATACTTAAACTATGGCTGATATCACAGCACCAGAGTACATCTCACCTTATGTCGTTACTACGGCTGGCGGCTTAGTCCTAGATAGGGATGTGTATACGATGCCCGTAGGTGCTGCATCTATTCTACAGAACTTCGAACCTTCCGTTAAAGGAGGATATCGTAGACTAAGTGGTACGTCTAAGTACTCTACCTCGCAGGTAGGTAGTTCATCAGGAACTATCTTAGGAGTAGCGATATTTAATAATGGTGTCGTAGCGGCTCAAAGTACTAATGTCTACTTCGGTACTGGCGGTACGTGGTCTAGTATAGACTCTAGCCGTACCAGTGCAGAACGTTATCGTTTCGAGAAATATAATTTCAATACTAACGAAGAAAGATTGATATATGTTGACGGTGCTAATCATGCGAGTGTATATAATGGCACTACCGTCTTAGACATTAAAGGCGATGCAACTAACATATCCACTACAGGCACTATAAGCAGCGGCTCTACATCACTTAGTGTCGGAAGTGCATCAGGACTTGTAGAAGGGCTATATGTTAATATCTTAGTAACACATAGTCCATCCTCTCAAGTAAGTAGTGGAGCGACTACTTTCGATGTATCGAATGCTTCTAATTTAGTAGTCGGTATGGTAGTATCGGGTACGGGTATTGTTAGCGGTACAGCAATATCAGGAATATCTTCTAATACTGTTACAATAGATACTGCTACTAATGCGATTATAGCTACTAGTGAAACATTGACATTCAGAAGCGTATCAGCGTCAACTGTTATTTCCAGTATTTCAGGAACTACAATTACCTTATCAGCAGCAGCAACCAATGCAGTCTCTAGTGTTACTGTGGTATTCGATGGATTAGGTACTGCACCATCTGATCCTAGTATGGTAGCAGCCTTTAAAAACCATATGTTCTATGCAGGGATGAGTGCTACTCCTAACACAGTACAATTTTCTGCACCGGGGGATGAAAATGATTTCTCAGCCAGTAACGGTGCAGGAACACTTAATGTAGATAGTACGATAATAGCACTTAAATCTTTTCGTGGTGATCTTATTATATTCTGTGAAGATCGTATTTATAAACTCTCTGGTAGTTCCTCTACTGACTTCGCAGTAGCTCCTATCTCCCGTAATGTAGGTTGTTCAGATGCACATAGCATACAGGAAATAGGTGGTGATGTTATCTTCCTTGCTCCTGACGGTTTACGAACAATTGCAGGTACGGCACGTATCGGTGACGTTGAGTTAGGAACTGTCTCAAAACAGATACAGGATCGTGTAGGTGATATAGGATTTAACAATATCTCCTCAGTGGTCATACGAGATAAGAGTCAATACCGTCTGTTTTATCCTACTACTGGTGGTACAGAGTCATCCTCTAAAGGAATTATAGGTGTTCTAAAATCTAATCCATCAGGTCAAGTAGGATGGGAATATAGTGATATACGAGGTATTAAACCTGCATGTTGTGATTCAGGATTTATCTCAGGAGTAGAGAAGATAGTACACGGCGGTTTCGATGGGTACGTGTACTTACAGGAGTCAGGAAATACATTCGCTGGTACGGCGATGAAAGCAATCTACCGTTCACCTGACCTGACAATGGGAGATGCAGGTATACGTAAGAATATGCAACGTATAAATGTAAACTACGATCCTGAAGGTGCAGTAGATGTTAATCTCTTCGTTAAGTATGACTTCGAAGACACAGGAACACCACAACCGGGGTCGTATAATCTGACAACTGCAGATACCGCAGCGATCTATGGAGATAGTGGTACACTTTACGGTTCAGCAGTCTACGATGCAGAAGGTATGCCTATCGTACGTACGTCAGTAGAGGGAAGTGGTTTCACCGTAGTCGTACGTTTAGAAGATTCAAGTAGTAATCCACCGATAACTTTAAAAGGTTTTGAATTAGAATTTACACCGGGAGCGAGAATGTAAAATGGCAGGATATTCAGCACGACAAAGCACCTATACAACAGGTGATACCATTGCAGCGGCAGATACAAATGATGAATTTGATACTCTCTTAACTGCATTCGGAACATCAGGACACACGCACGATGGTACTGCTGGTAACGGTGGTAACGTAACTGCACTACGTGGTCATGCCTTAACATTCGGTTTAGGTACGGCTGGAACTGACGTTGTTATCACTTTCGATGGTGAAACAGGTGATGGTGTATTTTCATGGATGGAAGATGAAGATTACTTTAAATTCAGCGATGACGTATTTATAAATAGTACTGAAAAGTTATATTTCCAAGATACAGGAACGTACATCTTTTCCAATGCTGATGGTGATTTAGATATTGTCTCAGACGGTACTGCAGTAGACTCTATTAATCTTGAGTCGGCTGGTGGTATTACACTTGATGCAGGTACGGCAGGAAGCGGAATTGTGTACGAAGATGACGGTACGGAAATGCTTCGTGTACACAACAGTTCCAGTGATGTCGTTATTGAGTCTAAAGTCTCTGATAAGGATATAATTTTTAAAGGGAATGACGGTGGTTCTACTGTCACTGCTATGACATTAGATATGTCAGAGGCTGGTAAAGTTATTATTGCTGGTGATCTGACAGTATCTGGCAATGATCTAGCTATGGGTACGAATACCTCTGGCTATATCTTGGTTGCAGACGGCTCTGATTTTAGTCCTGTTGCAGTATCGGGCGATGTTACCATGGCATCTGACGGTGCAGTTACCATTGCGAACCAAGCAGTAGAAAATGCAATGCTAGCCGATGATGCGGTAGGTGCTGATGAGTTAGCAGCTAACGCTGTAGTCAATGCGAGTATATCCTCTAGCGCAGCAATTGCTTTCAGTAAGATGGCTGATCTTACAGCTTCTAGAGCATTAGTTTCAGACGGTAGCGGAGATGTATCAGTTAGTAGTGTCACCTCTACTGAACTAGGTTATCTAGATATCACTACGCTAGGTACTTCTGAGGCTTCTAAAGCAGTTACGGTTGATTCTAGTGGTGACTTATTAGTACCTGATAGTGATAAGTTTAAGTTCGGTAATAGCAGTGATATGCAGATATACCACGATAGTAGTAATTCGTATATCACCAATGCTACTGGAGCATTGAAAATTGCTACGGAGACATCAGGAATAGCAGTTACTATCGGACATAGCACATCTGTAGTTACTGTGGCTGATAACCTTACTGTTACGGGTGATCTTACCGTCAATGGTGACACTACAACTGTAAACACGGCAACACTGTCAGTAGAAGACCCATTGATCATTATGGCTTCAGGAAACAATTCTGCTGATTCAGTAGATATTGGTTTCTACGGATTATATGATACTTCTGGTTCTCAAGACCTATATGCTGGTCTGTTTAGAGATGCAAGTGACAGTGGTAAATGGAAATTATTTAAAGATAATCAAGCTGCACCCACTACGACTGTTAATACTAGCGGAACAGGTTATGCGGTAGGGACACTTGTAGCTGATCTTGAAGGTAACGTAACAGGTAATGTTAGTGGTACTGCAGCTACTGTTACAGGCGCAGCGCAAAGTAATATTACCTCACTAGGTACACTCACTACCTTAACAGTAGACAATATTATAATTAACGGTACAAACATTGGACATACTAGCGATACAGATGCTATGGCTATATCCTCTGGTGGCGTAGTTACCTTTAGTCAAGTACCTTTATTTCCTGCTAATACAATAGAAACTGCAGACATACAGGCAGACGCTATAACAGGTGCGAAGATAGCAGATGACGCTTTAGACTCAGAACACTACACTGATGGAAGTATTGATCTTGCTCACATAGCTACTGCAGCCAAGACAGAGTGTATAGCAATAGCATGTTCTGATGAGACTACTGCTTTGACTACAGGAACTGCAAAAGCTACATTTCATATGCCTTATGCCTTCACTCTTACAAATGTTAAAGCAGGAGTTACTACTGCCCCTGCTGGATCAGTATTGACTGTAGACATTAACGAAGCAGGAACAACAATTCTTTCTACAAAACTTACTATTGATGCAAATGAAAAGACTAGTGCAACAGCCGCTACAGCAGCCGTTATAAGTGATACTTCATTAGCTGCAGACGCTCTTATGACAGTAGACATTGACGGTGTAGGTTCTAGTACTGCAGGAGCAGGTCTTAAAATCTATCTGATAGGATACCAAACATAGATGTTCATAGTCAATCCTTTTAGGTACGCAGTTACAAGCTACCAGCCAAAAGGGGCAATATTTACTGATGGTAGTAATGATTACTTCAGTAAAACAGATTATTCTACTAGCGGCTCAAGTGACAAAGTGATGTCTTGTGGCGGATGGTTCAAAGTCTGTGAAATTGCCAATGCCCAAACAGCTTTGTTTGCTTGGACACGAACTAATAATTCCAACGATTATGTACGATTGGG